AGATAAAGATTATAATATTGAACTTAACAAAAATAATTATACTAAAAAGCAATTAAATGAGTTGAAACGTTGTGTTTACAACGAAAGTGTTGGAAGCGCATCTTTGTATCATTGGTTAGTATTTGGATTAGGTCAAAAATCAGAAAAACCAAATCGAATATTTAAAGGTTGGGAAATATTAAGTAATGCAGATTTTGAAAAATTACCATATCAAAGTTATTATGGATTAGATTATGGATTGAGTGCGCCAAGCGCATTAGTTGAAATGAAGTTTGATAGTGATGAAAATTATTTCTTTAGAGAAATATTATACAAGCCTTTAAATGATATTAAGTGGAGTCTTTCGGACGAATTTGAGCGTTTAAATATTCCTAAACATAAACAAATTATAGCCGATTCAGGAAACGAACTTAATAAAGAAGAATCGAGAAAATTAAAGAATGCTGGATATAATATAATTCAAGCAAAAAAAGGAGCTGGTTCGATTAGTTCAGGTATTGAAACTATGCAAAAAAGTAAAATACATTATACGAAAGAATCAATTAACATAGAACAAGAATACGAAAATTATTCGTGGAAAATATGGCAAGGAATACAAATGGATGTGCCAGAAGAAAATGGAGATGACCACAGTTTAGACGCAATGAAATACGTAATTTCGTGGTTTGTTAAAGTTTTTAGGTTATCTTAGATAAAAATTTAAAAATAAAAATTATGAACAATAAATTATCAGATTGGGTAAAGGCGTATTTTGTAACATTTATAATATTTTCATTCGTTTTAAATGCTTCAAATAACGATATAATAGCATATATTTCTTTGGCAATTATAACATTAATTGCTTGCTGTATAGGATATATTTTCTTTTCTTTAATAAATTATATCGATTCTAAATAATAATTACTATATTTGCTTTTATTATTAATGTTATGAAACATAACTAAATGGGATTATTCGATTTTTGGAAAGGTAATAGTATCAGTGTGGAACGAGACCGCAGTGGTACTTTTACCTATTCTTTTTTAGAGCAAAATGGTTTTATTAACTCCGATAAGTATCTACATACTTCTTTGAATAACCCCGTTATAATGGCTATTATTGCTTTGAGAGCAAAGATATATTCTCAAATGAAAATAACCCATTTAAATAGCGCAGGAAATCCAATCGATAACAGCGAAATAATTAAATTATTCAAACAACCTAACTACTTTCAATCACAAGAAGATTTTTTCTTTCAGCAAATGTGGTTTTTGTCAGCGTCAGGAACTAATTTTACCTATAAAGTCGATGCTTTAAATAATACGAAAGCAATATTTAACCTTATTCCGAGTGAAATAGATTTAAATAGTACTGAAAAAGTTAAATCTTTTATCTACACAAAAGCGGAACTTAAAGCGTACGGAGAAAATAAAATTATCTATAAATTAGACGGTCAAACATTTGAAATCAAATTAAAAGATATTATTCCTACTTATGACCTTGCTAATGGGTTAACTACTAATTCTTTAATGAGTTCTCCATCCCGTTTAAAAGGTATTTCAAAAACTATTGAAAATATTGAAGAAAATTTACTATCTAAAAATGTAAATTTAAAGATGAGCCAAAAGTATTTAATGGCAAGTCATGGAGACGGAAACGAAGCACAGATTCAAGATACTGACCGTAAAGATATATTCTCAAAGATTGCTAAAAAATCATTATTAATAACTAATGCAAATATCAAAGCACAGCATTTAGTTAGTGATATGAAACGTTTATTTTTAGACGAACAATTTTCTAATGATGCCTTGACTTGTTTAAATGCGTTTGATATGAATAAAGACGTTTTAAACTATTTTTCTAACGGTTCAAGCACATACGAAAATAAAGAAAAAGCAATGTTAGATTATGTGCAAAATTCAATACAAACCGATGCTGATAATACAATGAATAGCTTTGCAAGTTCATTAGGTTTAATTGATAAAAATGAATCGTTAAAAGCTTCTTACGACCATTTGCCAGTTATGCAATTGATTATGAAAGCTAAGATTGATACTTTAAAAGCGTTTCAGGAAACTTTAATATACGAAAGTCCAGAAGAACAAAAAAGACTAAGCAATGATTTTAAATTTACATTAGGATTATGAAAAAAGAATTGACAAAAGAAGAAATAGAAAAGTTAAAAGCAATTAAAGAAAAATCACTTTCAAAAATAGTAAAGAAATGACAAGAGAAGAAGAAATCAAATACGTTTTTGCTAACAAAGAGTTAATATCTTCTAAGAAAAAGAACGCTATTAAAAGAGGGGACTTAATTAACAATCTTATTCCTGAAACAAAAATAGAAGCTAACAAAGAGGGTATTATTGTTGAAGATATTAATTCGGATGTTTTAAGAGCTAAATTAGTAATTAATACTACTAATGTTATCGATTCTCATATGGATTGCCATATTCAGGGATTATGGACTAAAACATTATCAGAGTCTAAAACCTTGTATCTTTTGCAAGAGCATGAAATGGAATTTGATAAAATTATTTCCGATTCTGTAAATGATAGTTTAATAGCAAGTGCCGAAAGTATATCATGGAAAAAATTAGGTTATCCTTATAATGGTAAAACCGAAGCATTAATTTTTGATGTGCAAATAAAAAAAGATGTAAACGAATTTATGTTTAATCTTTATAAAAAAGGCAGGGTTCTTAATCATTCGGTAGGAATGAGATATGTTAAGATGTTCTTGTGTATTGATTCAAACGAAGCGTATTATTCAAGTGAGAAATCAAATTGGGATAAATACTACCCGCAAGTTGTGAATAAAGAAGTAGCAGACGAAAAAGGTTATTTTTGGGCAGTAACAGAAGCAAAAGTAATTGAGGGTTCAGCTGTCGTAAAAGGTTCAAACGAATTTACTCCAGTAATGGAAATAGAAATAGAAAAAACAATAGCCGATAATCTCACTATTGAAATACCAGAGCCGACAATTGAAGTCACTCAAACGATTAAAAGAAGAAGAAATTAACAATTAAAACACAAAAACAAATGTTTATTAAAAAATCACAAACGGAGATTGACGCAATGACTCCAGAAGTAGCAGAAGCCTACTTTTCGCAAAAAGAAGCTAACGACGCTATTTTACAAAAAGAAGCAATCGAAAAAGCTATCAATCCTTTACAAGAAGAATTGAAAAAAGTAAAAGATGACAATGTTGAACTTGCTTTAAAAGTTACAGAAATGGAAACAAAAGGAACAAAAGGAAACGCTAATGTATTTGCAGAAGAAATAAAAGCAAATAAAGAAGCGTTAAAAGCTATTGCTAAAGGTGGTAATTCTGAAATTGTAGTAAAAGCAGATACTGTAAGAGCGTCTATTGCTACTGACCCAAGCGGTTTATTTCTTGATGGAATCGGTCAACTTCAAAGAGTTAAAAGAAGTCTTTACGACTTATTTAGAAAAGTTCCTGTTTCAAGTGGCAACCACAGCGGTGTAATTCGTTATATTGACTGGGATGAAGCTACAACTGTAAAAGCTGCTGCTTCTGTTGCTGAGGGAGTTGCGTTTGCTGAATCAACTGCTAAATTCAAAGGTTATTCATTATCTTTGCAAAAAATTGGAGACTCTTTGCCTGTTTCTGAGGAGTTCTTTGAAGATGACGTTATGGCAGCTGCTGAATTAGATATGTTTCTTTCAACTAATGTTGAAGATAAAATTGATTCTCAAATTGTAATTGGAGACAACACGGGAACTAATTTGAAAGGTTTAGTTTCAAGCGTTCCCGCTTATACTGCTGCTGCTTCTGGAATTACAGATGCTAATATTTACGATTTAGTTGCAAAAGTAAGTGAAAGCATTACTTCGGTAGGTGGAGCGAAATATGCACCTGATTTTGTGGCTATGAATATTGCAGATATTAACAAATTGAAATTGAAAAAAGATAGTACAAATAACTATGTATTCAATTTTAACGACCCTCGTATTTCTTCAATTAATATTATTGAAGATAACAATGTAGTTGCTAATACTATGTATGTTGGAGATTCTCGTTTTGCTAAAATTTACGAAATGGGCGGTGTTGTCGTTTCAAAAGGATTTAACGGAACTGATTTTGCTGAGGACATGATGACTCTTAAAGCACGTAAAAGATTAGCTCTTTTAATTCGTGAAGCTGACAAAACAGGATTTAGAAAAGTAGCTTCTATTTCTGCTGCATTAACTACATTAGCAACATAATATTAAATGAGAAAAGTAGAGTTCGTAAAAGACTTTGCAACTAAAAAGAAAGGCGATGTTTGGGAGTGTGACTCTCAACTCGCCTCTCAATTAGTAAATGTCGATAAAGTTGCAAAATACTTAGAGATTAAACCAATTAAAAAATAAAAAATGCAAATAGTAAATAGTACATTTTTCAATAATCAAAATTACATTCACATTCCTTTAGCAAACATAGACCCGTCAAGCACGCCTAACAATGCTACTGAGTTGGATTATCTTTGTATAAAATTGGAACGTGAAATTTTACTTAATGCATTAGGTTTAAGTCTTTACAATGAAATTAAAGCGATTACTGATATTAATACAGCAGACGAAAAGTTTAAGAAACTGATTCAAGGCGACGAATATGATGGGAAAATATGGTTAGGTTTAGACAATGATGATTCCTTAATAGCTAACTACATTTATCAAGAGTTCGTTACTCAAACAGATATAAGACTTTCAGCAACTGGAGCAAAAAAAGTAAATGCTGAAAATGCAATTAACCAAACTCCAAAGTATTTAATTGCTGGAGCAAATCAAAACTTTATTAAACAATATCAGGGTGAGTATTTAATTGAGCCTTATATTTATAATAATTTTATTGATTGGTGCGGTTGTAATAATGCAGAAAAAAGCCTTTACGGTTACTTAATGGATAAACAATCCGATTTTACAAATTGGAAACCTGAGTATTTTAAGGTTTACGAAACTAAAAACAGTTTTGGTATATGATAGTTTTTGAAGAGAAAGTAAGAGAATTAATTGCGTTGATGCCACAATGGAACGGAACACATAAAATCCGTTATGATTGGGGTACAATTGATGTGTTAAACAAATTCTTAGTTCTTAAAGAAAGCACTTCAAAATACCCGCTTATTTGGTTAGTTACTTCAAAAGATACTGACGATTTGCTTAGAAATAGAGTAACAAGAAACGCACGATTTGTAATTGCAACACGTTCAAACGATATTGATTCTTTTAATGCAACACAATATCAAACAGATTATATTAACATCCTAATACCCGTTTACAATAACTTTATAACCTTACTTAATAGTTCTGGAATATCTAAAATTATTGATAGCAAAATAGAAAAGGAATTAAAGCCAAATTATAGCATAAACGATAACGGTAAAGGATTGATAACTATTTGGAATGCTATCGTATTAGATTTAGAAATTGAGTTGACTACAGGTTGTATAAAAGAAAATATTAAATTTTAAGCTATGGAAAAAGAAAAAACAAAAATGTTTAAGGTAATTAAAGAATTTACTTTAGATAAACTTTATAAAATTAACTCTAATATTGAGTTGTTAGATAAAAAAACAATAGAAAAATTAATCTCTAATAAATTTATAAAATAATGAGTTTACAGACACAAATAAACACAGTAAACTGTGGAGCTAATGGTGTTTTAGGCACTGGTTTAGCGGGTTGCAGAATGGACAGAAAGCGAGTAACTGCTTTAGGTTTAGTTCAAAAAGGATATAAGTTTAACCTTGAAATTACAAAGGAATACCTTAGAACTTTACAGCAAGACGGTATTTTAATCATGTTGCAAGGAGTTGTTTCATTTGAGGACAATACAGCAGATGACAACATAATTACTCGTGCAGGTTCGGGTATTAAAGTAGTAGCTGGTAAGAATCCTTACGAACATACAGTTACTTTTGATAATGGTATTAATTTTCACAAAGCACTTACTTCTTTAAGCGGGTTTAATGCTTATGATTTAGTTCTTTTTGACGTTGATAATTCTATGTTTTTTACCGTAACAAAAGCAGGCGAACCAAAAGGTTTTACTCTTGGAATGTTTGAAAATGGTAAATACATGGGAGCAAATGGAACAGATGCTTCAAGTCAAACAGTTATATTGCAATTGACTGAAAGAGCCGAAATAGACGAACGTATGTCATGGATTGAAAATAACGAACTTGATTTTTCTTACGGAGAATTGACAGGTGTTAATGAAGTTATTGCAAGTGTCAATCCTATTGTAACAGCTTCAACTTCCATAGTTGTATCTATGCTTTTACAAGATAAAACGCATTCAGTTGAGGGATTAGTAACAGGTGACTTCTTAGTTACTCGTAACGGTGTTGCAATTACTCCAAGTGCTTGCATTTATAGCGAAACAACCAAAAAATATACACTAACAGTAACAGCTAACACAACTGCTGATATTGTCGAAGTATCTTTAAGCGGTATTGTATTAACTTTGGCAGATGTATTGTACAAATCAAATGTAGCTACTGCAGTTGTAACAGCATCGTAATTTAATAATAAAGTAGAATTAAACCCGTTGCATATTGTAACGGGTTTTTTTGTATATTTGCTTTATGCCAATAACCGTAAACGATTATATTAAAAAATGTAACTTTGTATTATCTAATATATTAGATGAGCAAGAGCGTATCGTTTTAGCTAATGAAAATAAAATAGTTAGTTTAAATGTTGATGCTTTTCAAAGTGGTATGGGTTCGGATGATAAGCAATTGAAAAACAATAATGATTTATTTAAAGGCGTTTATAGTTTATCGACTCAATTATTAAAACCTGAAAAAACAGCAGGAAGTAATTATACATTTTTAGAAACGGGTAGTTTTATTTCTAATTTACAAGTTAATTTATCACCTGATTTGACAAAGTTTGGTATATTTAGCACAGGAACTGGAAGCGGTGATAAATCTATATTTTTTGCTGGATATACTAATTTATTTGGATTAGATACTAATAATCAGGAAATTGTAAATTATCAAATTGTATATCCTGAATTAATGAATTATATAAAAAGATATTTATGAAATATTACGACACTATCGATACTTTGCCACTTTACAACTTCGATAAATATAAAACAACAACCGATTTAAATTGGTTTATTGTGGGTTATGACGGTAGGCAAAAAAAAGAAAAGAACGAAACTTTATTACCTATTGAAAAAATAATATTAGACGAATATTTTAAAGCAATTGATGACCGTTCATTTACAAATAGATTACAAAAGTGGTGCGAAATTGAAACTTTAAAGTTAAAATATAATACGGTTAAGTCTTTAATAAGTAGAATGTGGTTAGGATTTGGAAACGACCAAATGGAAACACGCTTATTGTTTATAAAAGAATTGGCAAGGCATGGTTTTAAAATGTTAGAGATTAACACAATAGATGGCGACGCTTCGGAATTAAATAGGCTAAATATTGGATGCGAGGGGATTAAGACACGCATTTCTTTAATTGAAATAGAATTAAAAAAAGATGCTAATATTGAAAGCGCAAGTTTAGCAAAGCAGTTACAAATAGCAACAATTGGATTGCAATATCCTTATAGACTAAATCCAAAAGAAATAACGGTTTCGGAATGGATTGAAATAACAAAATTATTAGAAGAAAAAGCAAAACAAAATTAAAATGGCAAATAGTGTAGATTTAGTAATTGGTAGCGAAGCAATAAAACAAGTTGAAAATTTAATATCAAAATTAAGTTTGGCTGATGCTGAATTGATTAAAATTTCACAAAGTGCTTCGGGCGCAAGTAAAGGAATTAGCGGAATTTCTACTCCTACTGGATTAGATAAAGCAGTTACGAACACAAGTGCTTTGAATGCTCAATTAGAGAAACAAAACGCAATAATTAATAAATTGCACGCTGATATTGCTAAAAGAGCTGAGCAAAGCCGATTATCTGAAATACAATTAGACCAAGCTAGAGAAAAAGCATTTGATAATTATAGTAAAAAATTAGCAAAAAAAGAAGCTGACGAATTAGCAGCCTCAAATAAAATTATTGCACAGAAAGAAAAAGAGTTCGCTACATTCGAAAAACAATTTAATAAATACGAAGCGGATTTAGCTAAAAAAGCAATAGCGGATGAAAAGGCTAGCCAAAAAGCAATACAAGCAACTACAAAACAGCAATTAGCCGAAGAAAAACAAGCTTTTGCAAGAAGACAAGCTTTTGATAAAAACGAGGTTAAATTAGCTCAACAAACAGCAAAAGAATTAAGCGCTTACCAAAGGATACAAGCAAGTGTTAATTTATTAACTAAAACTTACAATGATTTAGCTATTCGAAAAGAGTTAGGAAACACTTTGTCTAAAAACGAAGAAAAGCAGTTAACTACATTGTCTTCAAGAATTAATATGTATCAAAAAGCATTATTAACCGTTGATTCGCAAATTGGGAAAAATCAAAGAAACGTAGGTAACTATGCAAGCGGATTCAATTCATTAGGAAATTCAATCAATCAATTAACCCGTGAGGCTCCAGCGTTTGCAAATAGTATGAATACTGGATTTATGGCTTTGTCAAATAACTTTCCTGCATTATTTGATGCTATTAATGGTATTCGTGATAAAAATAAAATGCTGATAGAGGAGGGAAAACCAACTGTTAGTGTTTTAAAGTCTATTGCTGGAGCTGTATTTAGCTGGCAATCTCTTTTAAGTGTCGGAGTTACTTTACTTACTATTTACGGAGCTAAATTAATTGATTATGCTTTTAATACTGACGAGGCTAAAAAATCAGTTGAGGGGCTAAATAGAGCTTATGAAAGAAATGATGATTTAATGAAAATAGCATCTTTTAAATAATCTTCATTTATTTTTGTTTTATTTTCACTTAATTTTTTATTTTCTTCTATTTCTTTTGTTTTATTTGAAGAATTTAATTCGCTT